ATAGTTAGAAGATGGGCTTGTAGAAATAACAAGCTTAACGATGCTGATTTAGAGTTGCTTATATACTTTGATTGCATGGGAATGTTTACAAAACAAGATTTTAAAATCGGTACGTACGCTTACAGTTGGGACAATAGACGCTGGAACAAGTTGATAAAAGACGGTTGGGTAGTAGTTTTTAGAAACTACAATAGGACAACACAGAAATACAACATCTACAAAGTTTCGTTAAAGTGTAAACAACTAATAGCAAGAATGTATCGTATTATGCTTGGTGATGAAGATATCCCAACTAGTTCTAGAAACAGTATAATGAAAGGTAAAACATATACAGACAAAGTATTAATCACAGCAATAAAAAACGTAAACAACGACAAAAATAGATAATTATGAACTATAAAGATCCTTTAAAGATGATTAATCCTGCAGCGGTTGCGGCAATAGCTAACACAGATATGACATTGCAACCACCTATTCCGGCTAACCAGCAAGGAGCAGCTAAGCCTTTGTTCGGTGAAACCGTTCAAAATACGGCAGGACAAATATACGGTGATATAAACGCAAGACAAGCGTCTTTAGGGAGCAACGCTCCTATGTTTATGTCTGATAAGCAAGAAGATGCTTTTGGACCCAGCAGTGAAGTGTATAAAAGTGGCAACACTGCTATATACGAAGGATTAAAAAAAGAATCTAATAAATAAAAAATAAATTATGCACAACGACAAAGCACATCAAAAAGCAGCTAAAGGATCTAGTGGAGTAGTTGGTGAATCTCATATATGGGATGGACCACTAAGCCAAGAAGGAAGACTACACGGTAAAGGATCAAGTTCAGGTATTACGGGGATGCAAGTTTTAAAAGCTCCTACTATGTATAAAGCAGGGCCTATAACTCAGCTAGCTAAAGGAAAATAACAGATGGCAACAGAAGATATTAAGCTACTGGCAGCCAACGCATTAGCATTAGCAATAAGCATGACGCATATAGAGGTAACCTTAAAAGTTATTCTGTTACTTATAAGTATCGGATACACAGTAACCAAGTGGGTAAAACTTAAAGAAAAGAAGTAATAATTAAAGTATAGTAATGACATCAAACAGTCCTTTTAAAATTACAGAAAAATCTTACGAAAAACAGAACAAGTCAATGCGTTCTGATTACACTAAAGAAACAGGTAAAAAACTAGGTAAAAGATTAACTACGGGTAAAAGCGCACGTAGAGTTTCTTTTGCCTGTAGATTTGCGGGTATGCAAGGAGCAATGAAAGATGCTAAAGGAGAGCCAACTAAAAAAGCAATGGCTTTAAAAAAGTGGGGATTTGGAAGCGTTGGAGCTGCTAAAAACTTTTGTAATAAAAATAAAAAGAAATAAAATGAAAGAAGAAGGACACTTTGGTCATTACACTGGTAATGCTAGGCACTCAAGAAAAGAAGAAATGATTCACGATCGTGAATTAATTTATGATGCTAAAAAGCAATTACATCATGCTGACCAGGATTATAAAAAAGACAATTAAAAACAAAAACAATGGCATTTAAACAACCAAATAGCGTAGAAAGTTTGTGTGGTTCCCCAGTTGCAAACTTAAAAAGTGGAGGTAAAATGATTAGCTCTGACAAAGGATCTAGTAATTACATGGAAGAAGATATGGGTTCACCAGCTAAAAAAGTTGGTTGTAAGTATACCAAAAAAAAGTAAATGGAATCACAAGGATTAGGAGACAGTATAGAAAAATTCACTAAAGCTACAGGAATTAAAACGTTTGTAGATAAAGTTTCTGATGGTCTTAATATACCTTGCGGCTGTCAACAAAGAAAAGAAACTTTAAATAAAGTTTTTCCTTACAAACAATAATTTATGGGCTTTATAATGAAAGGTGCGCCTTACAGCAATGATAACACTCCTATCTATAGTATAGATATGGAAGATGGCGTATTAGGTAAAGCTAATAATAATGGTACTATAGTCATTAATAAAGACATCAAAGATCCTAAAAAAATACAAGATGTTGTTGACCACGAGAAGGTGCATATACAACAGATGAAAGATGGTAGGCTGAATTACGATGATAATAACGTCTACTGGGAAGATAAAAAATACTCAAGAGCTTCAATGAAAGAAGGTGATAAAAATCTTCCTTGGGAAAAAGAAGCATATAATAACGCATAACTAAAAAAACAATATTATGAGTGAATCATGGATGAAAAAACACGCTAAGAACCTACTTAGCACGATGCCGGTAGATGACAAAGCAAGTGGCTTAAATTACAATGGAAAAATAGATCCAAAAACTGGTAAAAAACTAGGATTAGACTCTACTTTGTTCAATAGTAAATCTAATCCAAACGATCCTAGAACTGGAACCGAAAGCAAATCTTTTAAAGAGCGACAAGCTGTAAACGCTGCTGCTTATAAAAGGCTAACCAGTGGAACTCCTCAAGAAAGAGCAGCTGAAAGAGCTAGAAGAGCTAAATCATAACTAAATGTGGAAAGTACTACTAGGTCTTTTAAAAGGAGGTGAAGGTAGGAAGTCTGTAGCTGGAGGTTTAGCTTGGGAAATAAGAGAAGCAATTAAAGGGAAAGAATTAGATCCTGAAAAATTAATAGAACTTCAAACCAAAATAAATCTAGCTGAAGCTTCACATAGAACCTTGTTTGTTGCAGGTTGGAGACCTTTTATAGGTTGGATTTGCGGATTTGCATTAGCATATAATTTTATAATTAGAGATTTATTTATATGGGCAACCAAAACAGCTGACGCTCCTCCGGCTTTACAAATGGAACACTTAATGACAGTATTGCTAGGAATGCTCGGGCTTGGCGGATTAAGAACGTACGAGAAAATAAAAGACAAGGTAAAATAAAAAAATATGTATAACACAAATCAAACACCATTCACTACAAGCGCTGTTGATCTTCTACTAGCCTCAACATTGAAAGCTGAAACTGTATTATTAACAAACGCTGCTTTAGCCAGCACGGTAACAGGTTTACCAGCTAGTTCAAGTGCTATTGTTTATTCAGACGGCGGAACATTTACTGGTTCAGCAGTTAGAAACACTCTAGGACCTACATCTGGAGCTTTATACCAAGTAAATTCAGCAGCAGATGGAACAGTAGAAAGTATAACTATAGTAGATCAAGGACCTAATTCTGCAGCTGGAAAAACAATTACATTTAGTAATGAAACGCTATCTAGTAGCTTTGGAAATAACGGAACTTATGTTGGAGCCGTCATCAACACAACTGCTTCTACTATATCTTTAGACAACAGTAACGGTGGTGTGAATCCAGTTGGTGGATACACTGTAGGTGATGTTATTTCGTTTGATTCTAATTTTACAACAAACAATGGAGGTTTAGATTTTGGACTACAAGGAGCGTCTGGAGCAATAACAGAAGCAAGTGCAACGGGTTTTACAATATCATCGTTTAACGTTGGATCTGTGCAAACTGGTAGTTACGTTTCTGGATCTATATCTATATTATCTGGAACTGAAGACGCATACAATATAGGTGGGCCTTCTGATACGGCTTCTGTTACTTTGAGTTACAGTGGAGGCACCGTTGTTAATAGCCAAACCGAAGTAGGAGATTACTTTACAGTAATACCACCAGCTAGCTTAACCCCACAGACTGTAGTAGTTACTTCTATTGATAAGGTAGGTCAAACCGTTGTGTTTGCGGGAACATTTACATCTGACGACGTAAGTGGCGCTTTTGGAGCCTGGTATGTTTACGAATCAAACTACCAACCTGCGCTTAGTGGAGATATAACTTACACTCCAGCTGTTGCTAATTTAGAATTACCTAGCACTAATTTTACACAAAACCCAGCGGCTTTATACGTTGGAGTTGGAGGTGACATAACTTTAACTTTACTTAATGATTCAACTGAAGTTAAATTTGCAGGTGTAACTGCTGGAACTTTTCTAGACGTACTATGTACTGGCGTTAATCTTGCAGCGGCTGGAACTCCAGCATCAGGATTGCTAGCTATTAGATAAATAACAATAACAATAACAATAACCAATAATCAATTAAATCAAATCAAATGAAAAAAGTAGAAAGTAAAGAAGTAAGTAAAATCACTGAAGAGCAGTTAGAGGTAATTACAAACCACCAGAAAGACTTAAATAAGTCTTTAACTAATATCGGCTATGTTGAAACGCAAAAACACAGCTTGCTACATGAGTATGCTGGCGTTGTTGAGGATATCGAAAAGTACAAAAAAGAACTAGAAGATATCTATGGTGCTATCAATATAAACATTGAAGATGGTACTTACACTACTATTGAAAAAGAGTAATGACCAATAACATTATAAGAAAAATAAGTATAGGTTCTGATTATAAAAACGAAGCTATGCACTACGCTGTAGGTCAACAAGTCTACGGCGGTCACACTATCTCTGATATATTATTTCAGGATAAAGACGACTCTTATAATATATATATAAAAAAGCACGATGAAATTCTTCCTTGGAAGAAATTTAATAGCAACATGGCAATATCTGTTGAATACGATTTAGAGTATTAATGAACAGTGTTTATCAGTTCATAATTAAACCTATAGGCAAAAGATACAATAACGAGTTAAGTATTGGTAATAAAAAGCTAATAATTAACTCCAGTATCTCTAGTCATAAGTTTGTTAATAGAGAAGCGGAGATAATTGCCGTACCTTTAGCGTTTGAAACAGAACTCAAGAAAGGTGACAAAGTTATAGTGCATCACAATATATTTAGAAGATACTACAATCAAAAAGGTAAATCTGTAAACAGCGGAAAATATTTCAAAGATGATATGTATTTTGCATCTGAAGATCAGATATACATGAAAAAAGTAGGTGACAGCTGGAAGACGTTGAAAGAGTACTGCTTCGTCAAGCCAGTTGTTGATAAAGATGGTTCTAACTTAAGTAAGCTAAAAGAATGTGTTGGTATAGTAAAATACGGAAACATTGTCTTAGAAGCTCTTAAAATGAATGAAGGTGATTTGGTTGGATTTAAGAAAAACAGAGAGTTTGAGTTTTTAATTGATGACCAGGTTTTATACTGTATGGAACCCAATGACATTTTAATTAAATATGAAAATAAAGGAAACGAAACTGAATATAATCCAAGCTGGGCAAATAGCAGTTGAAGAACTTATAAAGGTAGCAAAAGAAAAGATCGTTGACTCAGAAGATGATATCTCTGCTGACAGACTTAAAAACGCTGCCGCTACAAAGAAACTTGCTATATTTGATGCTTTTGAAATATTAGCTAGAATAGAATCAGAAGAAGATCTTTTAAACGACAAACCAAAAACTAGTGCCATTAAAGCCGAAGAGTTTAAAGGTTTTGCAGAAGGAAGATCTAGATAATGTACAAGCAGGATCTATACTATATAGTAGAAGACCATATAAAGCCAAACGTTCTAAGTAGAATGAATAGGCTTAAGAAATGGGAATACGGATACAATAAAGAGCATGACATAGTTGTCATAAGCAAAACAGGACAAATAGGAGAAATATATAATATACAAAACCTATTAATAGCTCTTCCGTTAGCTGAAGACGTGTACAAGTGTTCTAAGAAGAAAGAAGAACAACGTTGGAAAGTTTTAGAGTATCCATCTGAATTAAATAAAATAAAAACAGTTTATGATTGGAACGAAAGACCAGTCGAGTTTAAAGAAAAATGGTACGAGTACATTAACAAAGAGTTTGTTCGTCGCGAAGAAGGCTATTGGTTCTATAGTAACGGCGTTCCTACTTATATTACTGGTTCTCAGTACATGTACTTGCAGTGGACTAAAATTGACGTGGGGTCAGCAGATTTTCGAGAATCAAACAGGTTATTCTACATATTCTGGGAGGCTTGTAAATCGGACAGTAGGTGTTACGGAATGTGCTATCTTAAGAACAGACGGTCTGGATTTAGTTTCATGGCATCATCCGACACAGTTAACCAGGCAACAATTTCAAGAGATGCTAGGTTTGGAATACTCTCCAAGTCTGGAGCTGATGCTAAGAAAATGTTCACTGATAAAGTTGTACCCATATCGATCAATTACCCCTTCTTTTTTAAACCAATACAGGACGGAATGGAACGTCCAAAGACGGAATTATCATACAAAGTACCTTCGAAAAGGCTCACGCGTAATTCCATTAAAGAAACAACGGAAGATTTACAGGCGGGTCTTGACACCACAATCGACTGGAAGAACACAGGAGACAACTCCTATGATGGAGAGAAACTCAAGCTCCTCGTCCACGATGAATCGGGTAAATGGGAGAGACCAGACAACATCCTCAACAACTGGAGGGTTACGAAAACAACGTTAAGATTAGGTAGAAAAATAGTAGGCAAGTGCATGATGGGATCTACTTCAAACGCATTAGACAAAGGTGGATCAAATTTTAAAAAACTATACGAGTCTTCGGACGTCACAAAAAGAAACCGCAACGGACAGACTAGCTCAGGATTATATAGTTTGTTCGTACCTATGGAGTGGAATTACGAAGGATACATTGATTCTTATGGAATACCTGTATTCGACACTCCAAAAAAACCAATTAAAGGTATAGATGGTGAAGATATAGATATAGGTGTTATATCGCATTGGGAGAACGAAGTAGATGGACTACATGATGACCAAGATGGTTTAAACGAATACTATAGACAGTTTCCAAGAACAGAGAAACATGCTTTTAGAGATGAAGCTAAAGAATCTTTGTTTAATTTAGGTAAAATATACGAGCAAATAGACTATAATGAAGACTTACGTAACACTAATGTCGTTACACAGGGTAATTTTCAGTGGGAAGGTGGGATTAAAGATACTAGAGTGCTGTTTGTTCCTAGTAAAAGTGGAAGATTTTTTGTTAGCTGGGTTCCTCCGGTTACACTACAAAATAGATACAATATAAAAAACAACGTTAAGTATCCTGGTAATGAGCACTGTGGAGCTTTTGGATGCGATAGTTACGATATATCTGGTACTGTTGATGGTAAAGGTTCTAAAGGATCTTTACATGGATTAACTAAGTTTTCAATGGAAGACGTGCCGCCTAATTTATTTTTCTTAGAATATATAGCTAGACCACAGACGGCTGATATATTTTTTGAAGATGTTTTAATGGCGTTGGTTTTTTACGGCATGCCCATACTAGCAGAGAATAACAAACCAAGACTCTTATATTATATGAAAAGAAGAGGTTACAGAGGTTACTCTATGAATAGGCCTGATAAGGTTATGCATAAGTTATCTGTAACGGAAAGAGAAATAGGCGGAATACCTAACTCAAGTGAAGACATAAAGCAAGCTCACGCAGCAGCTATAGAGGATTATATAGAAAACCACGTTGGTTTACTAAACGAAGGTTATGGTAACATGTACTTTCAGAGAACTTTAGAGGATTGGGCGAAATTTAATATAAACAATAGAACTAAACACGATGCATCTATAAGCTCTGGTTTAGCTATGATGGCTTGTAATAAACACAGATACACGCCTGTTGCGCAAAGAGTAACGTCTAAAGTATCTTTAGGTTTTAGAAAATATAACAATTCAGGTCAAAATTCAAAAATAATATAATAAATGGTCTACAATACTAATAATAGCATCTTTCCAGATCAGGTAGTACCTGAAGAAGAAAAGAAATCATTTGAATATGGTTTAGCTGTTGGAAACGCTATTGAACAAGAATGGTTTAGAAATAACAGTGGTCAGGATAGGTATTCCTATAATTTCCAGAACTTTAATAGACTGAGATTATACGCTAGAGGTGAACAACCTGTACAGAAATATAAAGATGAATTATCTAATAATGGTGATTTATCTTACTTGAATTTAGACTGGAAACCAATTCCAGTTTTATCTAAATTCGTTGACATAGTTGTTAACGGCATGACAGATAAAGGATATGAGATTAAATCTTTCGCATCAGATCCTTTTGCTACACAACAAAGAACTGATTTTGCTTTTAATGCTTTAAGAGATATACAGCAAAAAGAAAACATAGAAGAATTAGCTAAATTAACGGGTAAAAACTTTTATGCATCCGCAGAGCCAGAAAGTCTCCCTAATGATCCAGGAGAACTTGATCTTTATATGCAACTTAATTACAAGCAGAGCGTTGAAATAGCCGAAGAAGAGCTAATAAACAGCGTGCTAGACTTCAATAAGTTTGATGAAACTAAAAAAAGATTAGCTTATGATCTAACAGTATTAGGTATAGCGGCTAGTAAAACTAGCTTTAACTTAGCTGAAGGTATTAAAGTTGATTACGTTGACCCATCTAGTTTAGTTTATTCAGCTACAGATGATCCTAATTTTGATGATATATATTACGTAGGTGAGGTTAAAAGCTTAGCACTTCCTGAGATTAAAAAAATGTATCCGAATTTAACTAATGAAGAGTTAGAAACAATACAAAAATATCCGGGTCGTCAAAACTACTCTCAAAGCGACTGGCAAGTTAATAGCGATGTTAATCAATACCAAGTGTTGTTCTTTGAGTACAAGACATATCAAGATCAAGTATTTAAAATAAAGCAAACAGAACAAGGATTAGAAAAAACTCTAGAAAAGCAAGATACATTTAATCCTCCTCCAAGTGACAACTTTGAAAGAGCTTCAAGATCTATTGAGGTTTTATACACTGGAGCAAAGATATTAGGCATGGGCGATACTATGCTGGAATGGAAACTGTCTGAAAATATGACAAGACCATCTGCCGATACTACCAAGGTTAATATGAACTATTGTATATCAGCGCCTAGAATGTATCAAGGTAGAATAGAATCTTTAGTTAGTAGAACAACAGGTTTCGCTGACATGATTCAATTGACTCATTTAAAATTACAGCAAGTTCTAGCTCGTATGGTTCCTGACGGTGTTTATGTTGATGTTGATGGCTTAGCTGAAGTTGACTTAGGCAACGGAACAAACTACAACCCGGCAGAAGCATTAAACATGTATTTTCAGACTGGTACTATAGTTGGAAGATCGCTTACTCAAGATGGTGAGATGAATAGAGGCAAAGTACCTATTCAAGAGCTTCAAAGCTCATCTGGTATATCTAAAATACAAGCCATGATATCTACATATCAGTATTATTTACAGATGATACGCGATGTAACCGGACTTAACGAAGCCAGAGACGGAAGTACGCCTGATAAAAACGCATTAGTTGGTTTACAAAAATTAGCAGCAGCCAATTCTAATACAGCTACAAGACATATACTACAGTCTTTAATGTATATAACCATAAGATCTTGTGAAAATATAAGTCTTAGAGTGGGTGATATGTTGCAGTTTCCGTTAACTAGACAAGCTTTAATAGGTAGCATCAATAGTTTTAATGTAGCTACATTAAGCGAGATAGACGAGCTGCACTTACATGACTTTGGTATATTTTTAGAATTAGAACCAGAAGAAGAAGAAAAAGCTCAATTAGAAAAAAGCATACAAATTGCACTACAAACGCAAAGCATTAGTTTAGCAGACGCTATAGATGTTCGTCAAATTCAAAACATAAAGCTAGCTAACGAAGTTATAAAATCTAGACAGAAGAAAAAAGCAGAACAAGAGCAAGCCGCTCAAATGGCTAACATACAAGCTCAAGCACAGGCAAATGCTGAATCTGCAGAAAAAGCAGCTTTATCAGAGGTTCAAAAACAACAAGCGTTAGCAGAAACAACAGTTCAAATCGAACAAGCTAAATCTCAAATGGAAATTCAGAGAATGGAGCAAGAAGCTTTTATCAAAAAAGAATTAATGGCTGAAGAGTTTCAGTATCAATTAAGACTTGCTGAATTGAATATGAAGGCTCAAAGAGATAAAGAAGATCAAATAGAGAATAGAAAAGATCAAAGAATAAAAATGCAAGGCACTCAACAGAGTGAACTTATAGATCAAAGGCAAAATGATTTGCTACCTAAAAACTTCGAATCAACTAATGACGGCTTAGGCGGTTTTGATTTAGAACAGTTTACCCCAAGATAGGGAATTATTAATTTTTATTATATTATATTATGTCAGAAACAAAAGAAGTAAAACAAGAAGGAGAATTTAAATTAAAAAAGAAAACTCCAAAAATTAAAGGCCAAGGAAACATTGTTCCTGAAGTTACTAAGATAGATTTAAGTAAAAAAACAAAAGAAGATGCCATTCAAGTCGGAGAAACAGAAAATGTGGTTGATGATAAACAAGCCAGAGATCTACCAGAAGTGGAAAAAGAAGTACGGAGCGACTCCAGTGAAGTTACTAAAATTGATCTCAAAGAAAAAGTAGAATCACCTTTAGAATTAGTAGAAGATGAAAACGATAACCCTGAAGAGGTCACAATGGTTGGAGGCACTGAAGGTCCCGACACCCCACAGGAACAAAAAGAAGTATTACCGCAAGCTCAAACACAAGACTACCCAGAAAATGTAGATAAACTTATTGAGTTTATGAAAGAAACTGGTGGAACTATTGACGACTACGCTAGGCTTAA